GGTGTTCCTGTTACATCTACTTCTTCATTGAATCCTACAATAGCTGAAAGCGTAAAGCCTGCTGACTTATCTGCTGCTGTTGTAACCCATTCAATTTGTGTAATATCTGCTACACCTAGGTTAGTTGTAAGAGAAGACATGGCTACTAGAACTTCTGGATCAGCGCCTGTACGGCCATTTCCTGTCATAGTAGAACCTGCTTCAACAACCCATCCACTGGCGTTAGCATATACTTCTTTTTTCTGAGCGGTAGTAAGATACTTAGGCTTACTTTCGTCCGCGTCAGTTGCTCCCCAATTTGACATATTTTTCTCCTATTAATCTATGTGTGTTTTAAAATTGTCATGAGACGCATGTCCATGAGACTGCATTTTCTCTTTATCTGCTGGCTTACCTGACATATATTTGTTTAAAAATTTATGTGCATGTGATGCCTTAACTTTGTGTGTTTTTCCATCTTGGAACTTAACACCATCATGTTTATCGCCTAAACTAATAGCTTTTCTTAATTGTGCTACTATATGGTCTGGGCCTTTATTCTCTGAACCGTCATGCTTAGATTTGCCTGGCTTAGGGTCCTTTTTAACAGGAGCTAATCCATGGCCTTTATCTCTCTTAATGTCTCTCATAGCGTCTTCTCTGGCGCCTTCTTGTACATTAACAGTTGCATCCAACTCTGCTTGTAGTTCTACATTAGGATCTACTACTAGAGGTTCGTCTGAAACTTCTATTGTTCTACCGGCAAGTACATCAGCTACAGTTCTATGAACATCTCTGACTGCTTGGTTAGGAGTCTTTGGTAATTCCTTAGTATCCTCTTCTTCTTTAACTACAGGTTTCTTTTTCTTAGCATAAGAAAGAGTTTTCTTACTACCTGCTTGTTTAGATAACCAGTCCTTATCGGCTCTTTTTGCTTTGCCTTCACTTGAATTATCAAAATAACCATGTCCTAAGGCGTAATCTTTAAGTGAGCCTTCATCTAATGGTTGTTCTAATTCTTCATTGGCTTGTCTAAGTGCGTTTGAAACTTTTGGATGATCTGAAAGTCCTTTCTTAATCTTTTCCATTTGTTTAGCAGCGCCTGTCATGTTACCGCCTTTATAGCGTTTGTCAAAAGCAATACCCTTAGCCATTTTAATTTGTTTGTCTGAATATGTGGCTTCTTCTACATGTTTGAAAAGATCTGCTTTAATAGACTCTGGGACATCTCTAACATTGTCCACTTTATTGTTAGCCAATGCAGTTTCTAAGTTTTCTTTATAAAGTGTATTAAACTTTAAAAGATCTTCCTTAATACCAGCCTTTTCTTTTTCTTTTGCCACTGCTTTAGAACTTACAAGACCTTTTTTCTTTCTTGCTAGCTTCTTAAATCTTTCTTCATCTTCTTCTCTTGAAGATAATCCTTCTTTGATTGAAGGTTTGGAATCTTGTTTAATATTAGGTTCATCAATTTTAGGTTTTTCTGAACCGCCCTGTTTAGGAGATTCTTTATCTCCTTCTTGTTTATCAGAAGGTCTATTAGCTACTGCCTCTTTCACTTCTTCGCCATTGTTGTCTTCGGGTGCGTTCTTAGATTTGGCATTCTTTTTGACTTTCTTCTCTTTCTTAGCTTCGTCTGAATCTTCAGAACCGTCATGAACGATTATTTCCCCTTCTTTATTTTCTGCCACTGTTAGCTCCTCGGTTTGATATCTAGTTTTTTGAGTATGTAGTCTAGCACGGTTATATGTAATATCATCTCCAAATTGGAAACCCATTACTTTATCCATTAATTTAGAAATACCTTCTCTCTCATAAGGTGTTAAAGTTTGTCCGCCTTTTAGTTTGTCCAATGCCCTATGTAAAATGGGTAATGACTTTGCCGGCATCATTCCTTGCCTAATTAGAGTGTCTAGTCTTTTCTTATCGTATGCCATAATACTCTTCTTTTAAGTTATACTGGTATTTATACAAATCAACTAGTCTATTCAAACATTTTATTATGTATGTAGGTAGCATAGTCTTTATGTGCTTGTATGCCAGGGTGATCAGCCTTATGTGCAAAGTCTGCCCATTCCCATTTAGGTAGCGTAAGGGTAGGATACTCCTTACTTATACTAAAATATAAGTCAGAGTCCCATCCTCCAAATATTAAATCTATATTCTTTTGTTTAGCAATTCTTAACATGCCATCTATATACTTCAATAGCATTAATTTTAATTTGACTTCTTTTTGCCCCTGTGTGATTTCTTTATGTAAAGAATCATACTCTTTTTGATCTAAATTTGTCATTAATTGCATCCACTCCTCTGTATGTGGCTCTACTCTAGTTAATGAAGATAATACTTTAAACTGATTATCTCGCATAGCCATTAACTTCATATGAGGGAATGTCATAACAGCTGTATCAATATCCATGCAGTTTGTTACTGCAACAAATTTTTTGTACATCGATATAATATGATTACCAGCCGTAGCAAAATTAAATACACCATATAAAGGTGGTAACATATCTTGTAATATTGCTGAATATGTTTTATCTACACCTGTTCCCATGGTTGCGCTACAACCAAATACTGCTATTTTTATTTTAGCATCTAAAGGAAAATTGTCTCTGAAATTGTATTCATTAATCTCATAATTCCATTCATGATCTTCAAATGGAAAGAATTTATTAATTGAATGTGATATACCTTTATGGTGATCGGGTTTTAATATACCATATGGTTGTAGATGTGATAGTTGACTTACCTGATTGGGATCAAATTCTGTGAGATTTCTAAGATCAAGAACAAAATCCTTTACTTGATCCTGAAGCCCTTTTAAGAAAGGCTTACTGTTCATAATATTAACCTACTGAATAACTAAATGCTTTGTATGCCTTACTTGCTTTCTTTGTTGTCGGTGTGCCAGATTTAATTTTAGATTTAAACGCTTTTCTCTTAGGAGCTTTATACTTAGCTTTACCTGCTACCTTAAATCGTTTTGTCTTTTTGCTAGATGCTGACTTAACTGCTTTAGCTGGTCTAAACTTCTTACTCTTTTTAGCTTTTAACTTGCTCCTCCCTGTTAGTCGTTTAATTTCATTTCTTCTCATCTGAGGTAATAGTTTAATAGATATACGATTAACTAATGGTTGGAACCTAGTAATCATTCTCTCTACCCTAGCTTTCTCTGCTGGTGGTAAGCTACTTCTATCTCTTCCTCTAAGTAGTCTTTTATATACCATAAGCCTTGCACCCCTGGTAGCTCTTCTTTTTAATCTGTCTGGAGTAGAACCTCTTCGTAATGCAATACGCCTAGCTACTTTTAATTTAGCTTTGTTTCTTCTAGCATGGAATCTTCTTTTTAAACGACCCTGTACTGATAATGCCTCAGTAATTTCTATATCGTTAAGAGCGTCTCCATCAAAATCGTCATAGGTTAGTTCTTCTTCATCATATAAACCCATGTCTACTGCTTTATCAAATGTAAAGTTTTCTACTTCTTTTTCTAACTCTTTAACATCGTCTGCTTCGATATACCATTCGCCATCTTTACCTGTAAGCCAATGGTCTTTATCACCTTTATCAAATGTTTCTATTTCGTTATTAATAGGATATTGGTGTTTACTATGATCTGCTTGTTTATCTTCTATAGAGGATAGATCTATATCTTCATTTACTTTTTTAGGCTTTGAAAGTTTGTTTTTAATTCTTTTACCTATATTGGCAGCGCCTTTGCCTGCTTTATATACACCCTTACCTACTTTATATGTACCATAAGCAGCTGCACCTACTGCTGCTGCGTCACCTACTGCTGAACCTATCTTGGCACCTTTTACTGCACCACCAAATCCACCTGCATAACCACCTATTGCTCCGCCTATTGCACCGCCAACAACACCTTCTGAAATGCCTGCATCTTTTTTCCAATTTAATTCAGGTTTCTTTTTAAGTCCTAGCTTGCCTCTAATTTTATTGCCTACTCGTCTTTTAGCTTCTGAGTATTCTGGTTCAAATTGTTGGCGTATTCCTTCTGTAACTTTAACACCCTTCTCATCTTCAGGTTTTCTTGCTTTAATGTTTAAAGGCTTTAAAGGTTTTTCTCTTTCCTTACCTTCGCCTGGTGTCATTGATTTAAAATAGTCTGTGCCTTGAGGTGTGCCCCATTCCATACCGCCTGGAGTAGGATCATATCTTTCGTCTTCAGTTAGTTTGTTCTTTTTAGTTCTACTTCCAATAGCTCTAGTTCCTTTTGGTAAAGAACCTAAAGGACCGTCTTGTGTTCCTCTTAAACTAAATTTATTGTGGGATGCTTCAGTCTGCTGGCCTGCTGACTTTAGAACGCTACCATCGAAATGGTCTATGTTAATCTTTTTTTTTGCGATGTTTTAACTTGCTTAATTCTTTTAGCAATGTTTTTACCTGAAACAGGATTGTAAGTTTTAGACATGGCTCCTTTTGTAGACTTGTCATAAGCATCAACTTTCTGTGCTACATCGTCTGCCATTCTTTGAACCTTCTTCATTCCTCTTGATACTAACATACCTAATGATTCTACTACTCTTATTTGTTCTTCTCTAAGTTTAGGAAACCCTTGTGGTGCTGTAGATGTTCCCATTACATCAACCATCTTTCCTGATTTCTTATCTCTTTTTTGTCCAACTTTTACTGTAGATGTTTTAGATTTTGTTCTATTAAATGAATTAGACTTAGGATCTCTTTCTATTCCTTCAGACCAATCTTTTCTAACTACTTCTTTTCCGCCAGGTCCAATGTCTGTTACTTTTGTTTTAATAGGTTTGTTGTATTTAATCTTAACCATTTTAAGACTATCTTTGCCTTTAAAATGTACTATAGGTTTCTTAGCTTCCATTACTTTAGGAGACTCAGGTGGTAGTCCAGCCTTCTTAAGTTTTTCTTTTGTTCTTTTAGATGAAATTTCTGGATTGTAATTATCACCGGATGATTCTGTTACTCCATATTGTTCAGGGCGTCTTTTAATTTGTTTCTTTAAAGCTTTCATTTTGCCTTTCTTAGACCATTCACCACCGTCAGTTACCTTGGCACCTGGGTGGAATTTATAAGTTTTCATTTTTGAACCATCAGGACTTTTAATTCTTTTCTGGTTATGAGGATTATCGTCTGGGTGATCGGAAGAATATCTTTTCTTTAATACTTCTGCTGCTGTAGCTTCTTTAAAATGCCATGTCTTACCTTCTTTATCTGCATGGTGTTTTGTGAAGTGTTTGTGTATTTGTTCTCTTGAAGCTGTATCTGAAGCGCCATGTTTTTCATGTTTCTTCATAGCAGCGTCTACATGTTTAAGATCTCCTGAAGGATGCGTTACAGCTTTATGGATATCATCATGTGCTTTTTTGTTTGGATGGCCTGTTTTGTCATCGCTATAAAGTTCATATTTGTTTTTCTTATGATCGCTGTAATCTTCAGATAGTCTTTTAGATTCTTTAGCTCTTTCTTTAGGTGTAAGTTTCATAAAACCTGATGCCAATGCTTTTTCGTTCTCTTTAGCTCTTTGTTTTAGCAAATTACTTGATACTGGTTTCTTTAAAGGTCTGCCAGAAGCTAAATCCTCTGATACTGGTTTTCTATGGTATCTCGCTGGTGAACCACAGGATCTACATTGATCGCTACGGTTTTTCTCTGCACCACAGTCGCCACAATCCCAGCCTGTCTTAGCTGCTCGGCCACCATCATACATTTTTCTGACTTCTGAGAATGTCTTCATACTCTTATTTATACAAGATTAGTCTTTGGCTTTGTCGTCTTCCAAAACTATTTCTGCTTTAACTCCAGTAATAGATTGTTCGTAATATATAATTATTGTCTTTTGTTGTTCAATATATCGCTTTAGTTCGCCTATATTGAGTGATAAGTTCTCATAATCAGGAACACTTAATGCAAAATAAACTAAATCTGCATTTTCTTTCTCAAATTTCTCTTTAAACTCTTCAAAGTTTTCCTCTGTTACAGCATAGAACTGTATAGGATACATTGTCAAACCTTTAGGATGTCCTTGTATTGGTATTTGTTTTTCTACGAATTTAGTTTGTACCTGTACTTCTTTAGGTATAAGACTACAACCGCTACTAATCAATAGTAGCAGTACTAGACTCGAGATCGTTAAGAATCTTTTGTGTTGCACTATTCACTCTCCGTTCGATTAACCCAGGTTTTTTTAGGGTTAGCATTGTTAAATCATGTTCTCTTAATTTTTTAGCTAAATTATCGCCGTATGCCTCAGAGGCTTTTAGCTTTATGTTTAGTTCTGTATTAAGTTCTTGTTGTTGTTGGAAATCTGTTGTTAATTTATCTATTGTTTGTTGATTTGTTGTAGCTGCTATAGATAACTTAGCATTGTTTTCAGTTAAAACTGCAAGTCTCTTTTCAGTCAGCCAGTAGTATGTACCAAAGGCAAGAACCATTGCTACAATAATACCCATCAATATTTTACTCATCTAAAACCTTCTTCCAATCTTCATAGCCTTCTAGTTTAGACTCTATGTTGTCTATTCTTTTGGCTAACATTGGATAGTCTGCTCTCCATTTAGCTTCTTTTTTGGCAATCTCTATATCATATCTATTTGCCAGAAACTCCATTAAACTGTTTATTTTTCTTTGGAACCACCCACCAACTTTTGTATTAAGAAACCACTTACTAAATGCGTTTCCAAATACTGCTGTTACACATGCTATAGCTAGTCTAGTTAATATTAGCATTCTTCTGTTAAGAATGTTTTGAAATCTAACATTCCCCTCTCCTCTTTTTGTAAATTCATACCCTGTCTTGTTGCTTTAAATAACTTCTTAGCATGATCGTCTGAATGGTTAGGATGTAATCCTGCTTTAAAAGATTTGTAGTCATTACCACTAGCATGATTTCTCATCTTTGTTCCACTAATTCCTGCTACTCCTTCTGCATCAGGGTCTCTTTGTCCTGCAGATAAGATGTGTATCTTTTTATAATTATATTCTTTTCCGTTGTATTTGTGTGCTAGAGCTTTAAACTGTTTTACTCTATCACTACCCACAACCATTGTTGCGTGTGTATGTCCTTCTTGATGAAACTTTTTAAGTTGTGCTAAAAAGTGTGGGTGTTCTTTTGTAGAATGTTCAAAATTTACATCAGGATGAACATGTCTTAAATATTCTTTTTTGTGTTCGTGATGTAAAGGATCTGTTTTAGGTTTCTGAGAGTGACTAACAATAACTGCGTGGTTAGCACCTATTTTATCGGCATGTGATTTAACCTTATCAACTACTTTACTATGGCCAGCAGTTGGAGGATTCATCCTACCGTATGAAAAGACTATGTGTTTATCTTCTGCCATTATCTAACCGCAACAAGTGCAAGAGCAACATTCACAACATTTACATTTACTCATGTTCGGCCTCCTTAGTAATAAGCGTTTGCTGTATAACTGTGGTCTGTAACATCTATTACTTCAGTTATCTCAGGAAACTTCTCTCTTAAATTGTTATCTACCATAGACATCATTGTGAAGTCTACACCCTGGCAACCTTGGCAACCACCGCCAAATTGCACTACCACTTTTTTATCTTCTGTGAGTTCATGTAAAGTAACATGCCCACCATGAGATGCTAACATAGGATTAACTTCAGTTTGTAATACATAACTAATCTTTTCCTCTATTGGCGAATCATCAGATATCTGTGGTGTTTTAGAATTTGGAGACTTAATTGTTAATTGTCCTCCAAAATTATCTGTATCATAATCTATTTTTGTGTCTACTAAAAACTTACCACTACCTTTCCCTATATATAATTTAAAAGTTTTGTATGTTTGTATAGCATCTGTTCTAAATTCTTCTCCTTTAGGGAGATAAGATAACATAGTTTCTGCAACGATTGTGCCAGGCTTTGCTACTTCCAATTTAATGTCCATAGGTTGTTCTGCATTTTGTAATAAATCAGCTAGAAAACCTTCTGCCTTTTCTGTAATTGTTACTATATTATCTGTTGTCATTTTTATTAAAGTTTAGCGCACTAAACTCCTTCCTGTCTACGAACTTAGAAGGTCTACCATTTCGTATGGCAACAAAACCTTCTGGTTTAGTTTTAGCTCCGTCTATCTCATGCCCCCATTGTGACTTCTGAGACATTGTGTTTGTAATTATATTCTTTGCCGCTTGAAGATGTTTGTGCATATTCATAGGGCCTTCAAAGTGTTCCTTATTCTTATTTATATGTCCTATAGTGTTATCCATAGTAGTTTGATGTCTTGCTTTAGCAACATCTGTTTTAACTTTATCTATCTTCTTCTGATGTGAGGCGCTGTGATGTGCTACGAACCCCTCGTGTGAATGTTGTTCGCCTGTTCTTACTGTGTGGTTAATGTAAGTCTTTAAGGCTGTAGCATGTTTACCAACAGTCTCATGGTGATCTTTTGGTGTGTTTTTAAAGTGTGCCACTGCTTGTTCTAAGTGATGATCTACTTGTTTACGATCTTCTAGGCTATACCTATGTGTACTTGTATCATGGTTAGCACTCATAAGATGCACATCTTTATGCTTTGTGAACTGTTCATTATCAATAGCACCGTGTTTTGCTTTCATATCTGCTATAGATTTGCCTTCGTATTCTGTATGTATTGCCAATCCTAACTTGGCCTTAGAAGCTGCCTTACCATGTTCTGAATCATGTGGTGCGTGATATGTAATTAATTGTGGTGTAAATTCTACCCTATCATTTTTCTTTTTAACATCTCCAGCGTGCATTATATCTGCTTGATATACACCATTAGGTTTAATTTTATGTGCGTGATCTAGAGCTGCTTTTAATTTGGATACAAGTCCAGGAGCATGTCCATGATTAGCATCTATATCTTCGTGTGTATGATTAATCTTTGGATTTTTATTAAATGCTGATTTGGATGCTACAAAGAACTTTCCGTTCTCTGGGTGTTTGCCAAATACAACACTAGGACTTCCATCATATTTAATAGTTGTTTGTGTCTGAGATTTGCCTTTACCTTGTAGATCATTATGTACATCATTAATTGTATGAAACGCATGTCCAAAGCCTTTGTGTCCAGCATGGATTACATGATCCTCCACATGCTCTAGATGCTTCAGTTTATCTTCTTCTTTATCTTCTTTTAAAAATTCAGTAAAGCGCATAACAGTATTTATAATATCTTAACAAACGGAAAGTCTAACCGTTGCTTTTTTGTTCCTCTTAATTTTCCAACTTCTGGAATGGGTAATGGTGCCAGAAAGGTGTCTTCATCCATATATTCTGTCTTATTTACTTTCCCGGTTACAATACCATGTCTAGGTTGGCCGTGTAATTCCATTACAAGATTTGTTTTTGCCTTCTCCACACCATTAGCATATAATCTTTCTAAAAACTCTCTATCACCATAATGATGTCCTGTAAAAGACTCATCATAGCCTTTATTTTTATTATATGTGTCTTTATGTATCAAAAAACAATTCATGTGTCCTGGGTGATCCCAAATAGTTTGGAGTCTATGTAAGTAGCATCTATGATGATATGTAACATCTTCTTTCACTATAATTTTTTTAAGTGCAGCAATTTGTCCTGCTGGCAGGAACATATCCATATCAAGGAATTGGATAGGATCTGTTGTGGAATACTTTGCTATTAAATTTCTACAACCATGGGAATTAAAACCTAAGTCCCTTGTAACTTTCCATAGTTGTAAAGTAGGTTGAAAATGTTCTGGTTCGTAGTATTTTAAAATATCTATTGCAGGATACATTTCTGAGCCATCATCTACAACAAAAATATCTACACCAGCAGGATATGTTTTCCATAACTCTAGCTGGCGAGTTAAATAATCGGGATTATCGAAATAGGTGTAGCCTAAAGTTACCCTAGTCTTCTCCCTTGATTTTGGTGATGTCTTCTGCTGGGAAGTCAATTTGGTCTCCCTGATTAAGTTGAAATTGTTCGTTGTGAGTTAGACTGTTCTCGTCATACAAATCAAAGCCTGTATATATTTCCACGACTTTGGGTGTCAATCTACCTTCTAGGATATGACTAAGTTTTTCTATCATACCCCCTACTGCCCTAATTGAAGGTTCCTCATCTTCAGCTATTTCCAGGTAGCCAATAATATATTCATTAGAACCTACAGGTTGCCACATAGGAAAGTCTGGACTTTCGCCTTTAGACTCCCAAATTCTAGTGGACGCTACTGCTTTTAACTTCGGCATTATATAACTCCAAATTATCTTTTACTTTACTTATATCAATATCATTAGCAGAAGCAATCTTTTGTGCTGTATGTTTCCAATAGCTTTTGAATTCACCATGTAAAGCTCTTTTTTCAGCATTTAAACAATTAACCACTCTACGAATCGCTGTTGTCTCGTTCTTCATCATCATCATTCCTCTTTTTGTTAGCGGCTATCACCTCAGGCATTACTGCATCTGTGTAACCAGTTATTTTTTCAATTTCATTGGATTGTATTCTTTGTCTGAGACTTGTACTCGAGAACGAGTGATCTCTGACATTGTAAAACAATTCAATATTACGGTCCAAACATATTTGTTTAGCTGTAAACTCTTTGTCCCTATATTCAGTACCTAGTATTCTAATATTTAAAGGTAGTGTAAGGAATAAATCTTCTAATTCTGATTCTGTAGAGTACATAACTATCTCATCAACATACTTCACAGCAGCTAATTGTATTTGTCTTTCTACTATACTTTGAATAGGTTTGTTTTTAGTATCTCTGTCCTGGGTAGGATCTACTTGCAGAGCTGCTATCAGGTAATCACAATGTCTTTTGGCCTCTTCTAACATAACGACATGTCCTGCATGTAACAAATCAAATGTGCTACATGTAATGCCAATTTTGCCACAATCTTTGTAATCTAACCTCATATCTCCATCTCCATCTTGACGTCCTGTTGACCTTTGGTTGAAGTCGTCTTAACAAGTCTCAAGTCTTCCTCCATTATGTATAAGAACAGAAGAAGTAGGAGATTGTGAACAATATGTCTCCATTTTTTCCACAAACCGCATTATATATCCTCCGAACATACTATTAACACAAAATCAACACAATTCATCTAACCATTCTATCTGTATGTCCTCTACGAACTCTAAGAAGTCTAATTGGTTATCATCTATCTCATCATATTGTTTTTTAAACCAAGTACCTGACTCTTCAATATTCTTATCATTAACATACACACCACAGAAATTTATGAACTCATCCTCATATTGCATACTTAATACAACATCTGAATCTGTAGCTCTTAAATGTTCTAATAAACCTTCGAAAAACTTATGAGGAGATATCCACGATGATTTAACTTCTACTTCTGTTCCCATGAACTTTGTAATCTCTGCCTTACGAGGACCAACCCAAGTCTCCATAAACTCTTCATCTACGATTTCCTGATTAGTAAGATAAAAGTCTGCAAACTCTAATCCTTTTTCATCAAAGGTTTCAATGAATTCAAAAACTCTTACGAATTCTCTTTCTGCTTCATTATTACCTTTTTCAAATTGTATAGTGGAATATACATTATTTGCCATGCACTTTCTCCCTTTGTCTAACGAATGTCTTTGCTGTATCAACAGCTATATTTCTATCTCCAACATATTCTGTAAAGATCAAATCGTCCTTACTAAAAAACTCTACTTTGAACATTCCGTCTGGCACCTCTATAGGTGAGATCTCTGCTCTAAAAAATTCGTTACCAAAGGTTGCGTCTATATTATTCAACGGGATATCTGTCTCCTGGAAAATTGAACGCTCTGCTATTGAGAATATCTAACTTCTCTTGGTTTTCTGCTATAATTGCGATTTGTGTATCGAGGGCTTGAACTACATCTGGATGTTCGCCTATACCTGCTGGGTTTTCTAAATAAACTCTAACATTAGCTTTTGCTGAGGCTATGTTGCCTCTGTATTGCTGTTCTAAAGCATCACACATTTCTTTACCTATGTTTACTTCTTTATATGCCTCGCCTGCCATTTAATACTCCGTTTGTTGTCTGGAGCTCGGAATAGGATTTGAACCTACGACCTGAGGTTTACAAAACCCCTGCTCTACCAACTGAGCTATCCGAGCAAAAATCTGTGGGTCTTTTATTTCTTTTGTCGTACCCAGGACAAATATGTTTTTATCAGTCTTGGTTTTTAATGAGGTCCAACCCTCTCTCCTTTTATTTATAGTAGGTACTTTGGCCTCGGACGACCTCGGTGTACCAAACCTCAAAAAATGTAATGGAGCACATGCGCTAGTTCCCGACTTAATGTGCTCCATTGATCTAGCCTTAGCTAAATGATACGCCAGCTTTAAAAGCTGCTGCTATCATTGCTCTACTAGGTGTACCAAGACGGTAAGTAGGGTTACCTACTGCATTGGTATTGGTGTAGATAGGATACCCAGCTTGTCTAAGAACATGAATCTTAGCAGGTAGTCTATTTACTTTAAGTTTGTGCGTTGCTACTGCATTGCTCAAACTGTTCCCTTTATTCAAAAAGTTTAGAACCTTTTGAGTTTGGGTCACTTTACGATTAGCCATATTAGCTCTCCATATTATTGTTGGCGGTATTGCCAGGTTGTGCACCCTCATTAACAACGACTTTAGAAGTCCTTGTTGACTTAGGTACATTACGATATACGACCTTCTGCAAAGCGTCTCTAACATCAAAGTTGGACTTAATGTCTTCCCTTTCAAGTAGAAACTCTGACGCTTGCTTCTTGGTCATAGCTTCCGGCAATTCAGCGAACCAAGTATCTTGGTTACCCTTAGCCGTAAGTTTCTTAATGCGTGAAACCATATCATTACCGAACCTAGCCTTAGTTTGGCCTGACTCAGTCTTGCTATAGCCTGCATAGTTAAATAATTGATCTGTCATAACAGCATATCTCCATTTCTAATTTATAAGTAACATTATGCACTCTTACGAACAAAATGTCAACCACTAATAGGACCAAAACAGCAATTAAGCTGCTAACCTAGTCAGTACCCTCTCCTTACGATAAGCAATCCTCTTACTGTAGCAATAAAAGCCGTAATCTTTCCAGCCTTCATGTACACAATCCTCAGCTTGCATATCCCATTCAAGAGCCTGTCTAAAGTCCTTTGCTCCCATATTAACTAAATTGGTAAAGTGTTCTTTGAGTTCAACCCAAGATTCGTTCTCCATAGTTTCTATGCGTTTGGCTTCTTCATTAGCTGCCTCGCATAGACTATCAAGTTCTTTCTTGAGCTCTGGAACAGACCAATCATTATAAGTGCCTCTAGGTCTAAACCCATAAGCATCCTTATGAACATCACTAATATAAGTTAGTAATTGTTCTTTTTCTGATAGTTCTTCCCAAGTTCTCATTTTTACCTTACCTTTTTATTTAATATACCGTTATTATGCACTCTGGTGGACCATAAGTCAAGCATTTTCTTAAATCTTTTTTGGTTATAAATCAGTTACTTAGGCATAATGTAAGTATGTTGACATAATAAATTTGTCTTCACCTGTACATTTATTGCCAATATGAGGGTATTCGTAGTTAGGTGGGAATATAACTACCCTACCTTTCTTCGGTTCTACTCCTAATCTTTGTAATGGGAAATCTGTGTTTCCGTCGCTGTCATTTAAGTAGAATAAGAATGCCACTGCTCGAATAGCACTTTTGTGGTCTGTAACATCTACATGGACATCAAATTTGTCTTCTGTATCTGCTGTGTACTTTTTAATTCTTAACTGCTCAAATCCAGCTAATTTGATATGAAGTCCTGTACCCAAATCTGTGAGGTATTGTTTGAATAACTCTCCTAAGTGAGCCATTAATCTACCATGGACTTCATCTGTGTGATGGTTGCTGGTGTAGTTATATTCGATAAACTTCATGATACCATCATCTTGAGGTACATGTTTGTCTTCATTTAGATCAAATGTTTTGATAAGTTCATCACAGAAATCTGGACTTAATGCTCCATCATATATTTTTAGAGCGCCAGGCTTTTGTTCACCGCCTATTGTTCCGTCGCTATTTCGTCTTTCGTTTTCCATACTAATTTCACTCCACGCCTTGTTAATTCATTAATAAATTTATTTTTATGTTTAGGTTTGCCCTTGTTAATAGCTTCTATTAATTCTTCTGTAGAAGTTTGTCCTACATAATAGTGTTTCATTCTAGTTCTTTTTGTTGGTCTGCCGTCTGGACCTTTAATCCATTCCTTGTGGCTCTTTTTGAATTTTGGGGGCATCACTTCTCTCCATTTTTTAATTTATTAATTTCCTCTCCGTTAGTTTTAATTTTGGCATTTTGCATAGCGTCAACTATTTTTTGTGCCTTCTCTTGTTGCGTGTCCCGATGTAACTCAGGGTCAACTATCTTTTCTAACTTCAAAAACTCTATTCTAGCATTTGGAACATACCTCCATGTATATCCATCATCTCCATATATTCCAAAAACTGTTTCACTCATTCCAATTTTAACTATCAAGGCATGTTGCCCATCTAATCTTACTTTATCACCTTCTTTAAAGGCGGGGTTAAATCTAAACTTAGCACCTTTAACAAAAGATGTAGCCCAGTCTCTAATTGCCAGTCCAACCATGAGGGTGAGTAAAAACCCTATGAACTGAATATAGAAATCTGATAATACTATCTCAGGCATTTACTTCTCTTTATGCTCTGTGCTGGTTGAGTTTACATATAAACCAAACCAAGCTGCTCCAGCTCCTACAATTACTGACACCAAACCTGCTTGTTCTGCATTGGGTGTAGGTATTTCCATGAACCATGTAACAACCTTAAATAATAGGTAAATGTACATACTAATAAATGCTCTAGGAAATATACGCCATCTAGAAAAGTACTCAGGTGCAATCCACATCCAACCTCTATCATCAGGTGCACTCCACCAAGGTTTTGTAGATGCTGCTGGTTCCTCTTCTACCGGGGCTGCTGCTGTCTTCAGAGCCTCATATTCTTCTAAACTTAAATTTACTGTTGAATCTTCAGCCATTTGTAAATAACTCCATATGCTTATTTTTTAATTTGGACTTAAATAATAGTCCTGCAATATCATATGTATTTATACTACTTTTAACCTTAGCAAAAGGAATATAGCCTATTCTTAGTGCAGGGTCGTCTAAAGCAGGTAAATTTAATCTATCTTTTAACTTTCTATGAGCAAAAGATAACTTTCCATTAAACTGAGGTATTTCCTCAGGGTTAATCATATCACCTAACCATATATGAAAACTAGGTCTAGCCAAGTATTGAGGTATATACTGTTCAGGTTTAATATTCCAATCTGCTGTATGAGCAATCTCGGCAAAGTGTTTACCTACATGTGCATAATTAATATATAGCCATCCAGGTTGTCTTTCAATAGTAAAATACTTATAGTCTTCTGGAGTCAATTCCATTTCTGCAGATGAACCAGGTCTTGTCATATATCCCCATCTAGGTGGAAAGTCATTTTCCACTAATTCAAGATAATGAATAAGATTATTTAATCTTGACATTTCAGGATCGTTTTCATTGTCTGCAAAAAATTCATGTAGTTTATTCAAATCTTTTGTAGGTTCCATACCTAACATAAAAACTATTTTGTCTATTTCATCTTGAATTACTTCTGCAGTTTCACCCATAAAGTAAAACTCCTGAGCCTCATCAAGATTAGTTTGTAGAAACTTAGCATAGCGTTTTGCTACATCAGTATCTAATACTTCAAAATCTATTCCATTAAAATTTAAGATCATCATATGCACTCTCTGTCCTTGCCCTGTCGAATACAGGAACATCAATGTTTGAATCCGTTATGGCCTGTTGGGCAGAATCTTCTAAATCATATAATCTCATTTTAGATCTATCCACACCAATCATGAACCTTCTGTTTCTTGTAGGATCAGCATATCTGTTTTTCAACTGTTTAATCATTAGCTGTCCCATCTGTTCTAACTCTTCTGTACTAATAATAGCAAACATCAAGTCTGCTGTAGCAGGAAGTCCAAAACTCTCAGATGTATCTGTAAGTTCTACATCACTGCTGTTATAACCACCTCTTGTTGTCTGTGTAGCACTAAATATAGGAACATCTAGTTCTACTGCCAAACCTCTAAGTTCTTCTGCAATACTCTTAATAATTGTATAAGAGTTAGCACTACTTCCAGGTTTGAATCTAGAACTTGTACATATATTTAGATAGTCTATAAAGACAATATCAGGATGGAAGTTCCTTTTTAATTTTAATTCATCTATCAAGGCCTTGAAGTGTCCACTATGTGCAGACGCTGTAGGATATTCCTTAACAATTAATCTACCTTCTATTTTATCATTTACCTTAGAAATCCTATCATCAAACATAGGCTTAGATAAGTCTTTTAAATCCATAATAGGAATGTTCATTAGGTTAGCATCTATTCTTTCTGCGATGCGTTCTTCTGACATTTCTAGGGTAATATATAACACATTTTGTCCCTTAGAGATGCTAGCAGACGCCATATGACACATGAATAGGGATTTACCTACACCAGTACCCGCCAATGCTATATTAAGAGTCTTATTAGATAAACCACCTTCTGTAATTTTGTTAAACATTTCTAAATCAAAAGCAACCTTTTCTTCTAACCTATGATAAAAGTCAAAACGCTTATCGGCATCTTCTATAAAGTCATGGCCTACATTAGTATCAAATCCTACTTGTAATGCTTTAGTCAACATATCAGGCAAAGCATCAGGAGTCATATCCTTTTTCTTACCATCAATAATTTGTATACCTTCTAATACTGCATTAAATACTGCCTTATCTTTACAGAACTTTTCTGTTTCATCTACGAGCCATTGCAGTTCCTGAGGCTCTTGTTTATATTCAAATATTGTCTGTAATAACTTAATATCCTCTTCTGTTCCTTTATCAAAAGCAACAGACATAGCTTCCATTGTAGGAGCATTGTTGTATTTTTCTACATAACCTTTAATCTCATTAAATGCAAACTTATGTTCGTTATCAGAAAAGTAATCATCCTTTAGGAAGGGTAGAACCTTTCTCAGATATCTTTCATTTTTTATTAGGTTAACTAGGATAATAGTATCAAGCATTCTTTTCGTTCTCTACAAAATCTTTATAAACTTCTACCACACAAGGTGCACAAATATACACCTCAGCATCTTCACTATGGAAACAATATGCCTTATCTTTTTCTTCTATAGGTTTTTCACACCTATCACACTTTATCGTATTCTGCGTCAATGTCTTCCTCACTAATTTCCTCTGCCATCATTTCAACAGAGCCAACAGTATAAGCTTTCTGTACCCATTCGCCAAATCTAGAATCTGAGAGTACGGGCAACCAAAAGTCTTTACCTAAATCCTTAGCTCTTACTTTAGGATCAACTGCTTCTCCTGTGTCCATATCAACTCTCTGATACCAACCATTACTAGGTTTAATTACATGTCCAGATGCCATAGCCATGTCTAGTAAACCAGACCATTTGCTAATACCATTTTCCCATGTAACTTCTACAGGAATCTTAGACTTCTCTCTAACAAACCTAGACTTCTCAACATTAATTACAAATTCATAACCTGTAACTTCTGTTCCTGTCTTTTGTTGTCGCCTACCAATAATAAAAATGTTATCTGCAGAATAGTAAATACCTGTACCACCACTAACAACATCTTTAGGAAACAATCCTATCTCTTTATATGTATGGTTAACAACAATAGCAGGAATATCTTTAATTGTTAGATGAGGTGTAATCATTCTAAATAAGGACTTCATTTGTTTGGCCCTTGTCATGTCTGCTACACTCTTACCTTCTAAGGCATCTTCTACTTCTTTCTTAGAAGCTAAGTTACCTACAGAGTCAACAACAATCATAATATTATCTTGTCTTTCAACACCATTTAATTGTTGCATCACATCATGTTTTAATTGTTCAATGTCTGCAATAGGTGTATGTAATACTTTGCTAGTATCAATATCAAAAGTCTCAAAATAAGACTTAGGTGCACCAAACTCACTATCATAAAATAAAACAACACCTTCTGGATATTTCTCCTGGTGTGCCTTAATTAATAGCATAGCAAATGCTGTTTTAAAGTGTTTACTAGGACCTGCAAATACTGTTAGTCCAGGTGTAAGTCCACCATCCAATTTACCACTTAAAGCAACATTAACTGCTGGAACAGATGTCTGTATTAAGTCTTTATCATTAAAAAACTTAGAATCAGTTAGAATGTTTGTATCTTTAATCGTGGAATTTTTTTGTAATTTATCTAATAGATTACTCATTATTTCTCCTACTTTTATTAGCTTCCAAAGCTGTTTTCATTATGTTATTTGTATTGTAGCACAGCGAAGAAGCATGTGTCAAATCTTTTGGTAAACAAGTTCCACCAAAACCATGTAGTCCATCAGGACCAGGAACAGCCCAATGTGTTCCTCCTAAGTTAGCATCCTCTTCTAAAAAATCCTGTATTACTTGATAGTCAGTATCATAAACATCACAGATTGCTTTGAAGTCATTTGCTAATCCTACTTTAACTGCCAGTGCAGCATTTCTAAGCATTTTTATTGCACTTGCCTGTACAGGTGTAACTTGTTTTACAAATTTATTTCCTCTGGACATTAAATCTATAAAAGGATCACAGTTATAACAACCAATTAAAAGATCAATGTTTTCATCATCAACATCTTCCTTCCAATGTTTCTCTCTCAAGAATTCTGGCATTATAATCAATCCTCTATTAGCATATTGAACAGCTTGATCAGGACCTATTGTACTCCTAATAATAGGTTGTACTCCTATATAAAGTTCTGATAGTATCTTATCTATAATAGAAGTGTCTAAAGATCCGTTCTTTAGGTTAGTTGGAACACAAATAAATGCGTAATCTATTTCTGCCCAATTATCTACTGTATATCCTAAGTCAGGATCTTGAATATAAACATCTAAAGGTTCTTCAAATTTTTCCTTTAGAAGATATTCTGTAGCTTTACCTACGAATCCGTATCCAATGATTGCAATTTTTGTATTCTTTTCCATTGCTCTTCAATCTCTTTTTCTTGATCTTCAAGTTTCTTTTTCTGAAACTTAATTGTATGCCCCTGTAATTCTGGATTCAAGTGTCGCGATTTGTTCTTCCTTCTTCTTTGTCCAGTTCTTTTCATTGCGTTCCTTTCCTTGCACAATTTTTGGTGTAAATTTAGATGCTTTAAGTCTTTCTAAAGCACCTTCCCTTCTAGCTTTTACGCCTTTCTTTCTCCAAGCATGAGTTCCCATTATAACTCCTCAATAATTCCTAGTATCTCTGCAACAAAAAAAGCTGCTAAAAATACTTGCCATGCCCATGGCTCGTTAATAACAAGTGGTATCACACAACCACCACATCTGAAACCACTTTTCCATATACTATACATGAAGTGGCTATCTCTCTCATCTTTATTTTTCATATTTTACTCCGTCAATATCTCCTTCAAAAAAACCATCTATTAATACATACATCATGGTATTAGAAACTATTAATACTCCAAACATTGCCCAGCCTGCCATAATATCCATTATCCAAATAAATCCTCTAGTGTAGCTTGTGGCTCTGTGTTCCATCCTAAAGGTTTCAATATGTTTTCTAAAGGATCAATAAATGCTTTCTGAAATATTAAATCATAATCTACATATTTGTTCACACCAAACTCCTTAGGAAGTTTAGTTACAAAGGCAATAGTATTTTCATGTAAACTATTAGGCTCCTTCAAATAAAGGAACTTAATCTTGTCGCCTTCTTGTATTTTCTCATACTTAAGGTTCAAACTTTGATCTTTTAAGAGCTTATTATACAGTAAAGAACCACGAACATGTATAGGTGTGCCTTTCTGATAAACATCTGCTGTAGATGTGTATTTTTGTAAATTGTTACAGCCTCGAGGGAAGGCAATTTCTTCTACAGATAATGTTTTAAAATTTTTCTGTGCCTCAGCAATATATGTTTGTAAGTGTTCTTCATCACTAGTCAATACCAAACGAACTGCCTCTTTCAAACTATCACGAATAGGAGCTGGAGTCGAGGACCTTACAATTTCTAAACCCATAACTTTCAACTTAGGATCTTTTAGTCTTAGTCCTTCATCATCTAAAACATTTAAGGCATATCTTTTCTTAGCAACAAATACACCTTTGTCTGCGATAACCTCACGCTTAAAATCTATTCTATTTTCATAAGCATTTGTATACTTAGCCAAACTAGCCATTGCCTGAGCAATAGCAGGTTCTATTTTGTCTGTAGCAATTTGATCTAACAAACCTACAACCTTATCTGTTTCCTTGTTAGGGAAAAATTCATCTACCATTTTCTGGCATGTAACATAACAAGAGTCAGTATCACTATAAAAGGAATACACTTCATCTTCTGTGCCACATACTTTATTCATATACTTATCTAAAGCCTTAGCAGTATCTCGAATAACTAATTGTCCTGACATTGTAATACCTTCTGCAATCCTATCATCGTAGAATCTAAAGTACTGGTTTGCCATGGCACCATATAAACTGTTTAATTGGATCTTACGAGCCATCTGAAAATTGTTGTATTTAGCAATCTCATTCTGATAAACTTTAGCACCTGTCTCCTGGAACTTCTTCTGAGACTCCTGCATCAACTTCTTATATCTTAATCTATCATTAAAGAATGTTTGTACTAGTTCAGGCATAAAGCCTTTCTTTTCACGGGTATAACAAGAGCCATTACCAGCCATAGCATAGTTCTTTTCAACTAGTTTATCTAGTTTATATCTATCTAGTTGATCGTCTACTTTCACATCATAATTAAAGCCTGGAACAATAGTTTCAGGACTCATATTGTACTGCATAATAATTGAAGGATATAGACTTGTAGCATCGAAACTAGATACCCATTCATAACTACCAGGGACAGGTTCTTGTACATAAGCACCTTCAATTTGTCTGTCTTTTCTACCACCACCTTGTCCTACAACAATCTTCCTTTCCCAGAGATAATTGTAAATTAAAGAGTCCCAGATTCTAACAGGGGAGAACACATCTCCAAAGTTACATTTAGCATCGTATGCCATTGTAAGAGCTAACTGTATAAGTTGCATCTTGTCTTCTAGTTCGTCAACAATAACTGTATCAATAATATTGTATTCAACAAACCTGTTCCAGTCGTTGTCATAGAATTCTTTAAATGTGTCAAAACCAGACTCTAGTTTGTTTTTACCTAGTTCTGTTTCTGCAATAAAATCTAGTTTGTAAGACTCTCGAGTAACATAAGTAAACTTCTTATATAGATCTAAATAATCTAATTGTGCAACACCTGTAATTTCAAATGCTGTCATCTCACGATTAGCAAACCTAATAGGTCGTTTGTTAACTAATCCAAAAGGAGAGAATTTTTTATGTTCACCCTCACCTAATATTCTTTCTGTTCTTGTAATAAGATATGGCATATCAAACAGATTAGAGTTCCAACCTGTAATGACATCAGGACAGTTTTCTTCCCACCATTCAAGGAATGTTTTAAGTAATGTATATTCATCATTACAGCCTATCCACTCCACATCTAAATGTTCTGTTTCTTTAGAAGGAGTAAACTCCCCGAGTCCGAAGGTTGTTATTTTCTTGGTGCTGTTATTTTGTAAAGTAATAACGAGTACCTTCTCGCTCGGAGAGTCTACATTAGGAAATCCACCTTCAGATGTTGTTTCAATATCTATAGAGTAGATTGCCATTTTACTAGCATCCCATTCAACAGTACCGGGAAATTTCTCGGTTATGTATTGATAGGCGTAGTAGTTTTGTCCAAATATAGGAAAGTTAGAAACATCCTTATATCTGTCAAAGAAGGCAGTTGCCTCCTTATTCGTTTCAAACTGTATAGGCGAAACTTGTTCGCCGTAAATAGTTTTATAATCTGATTGTTTTTCTGATGGAACGAATAGAGTAGGTCTAAAGTCATGTCTCGCTTTGTACCTTTGTCCATTCTTAACACCACGGACAAGTATCTTATCTCCGTAATGCCTCGCATAAGTATAAAAATTCATAACAACACCTTAAACATAATATAGACATTATGCACTCTTTCGTACTTAATGTCAACTAGATTTCTTTAACTCTGGTCCTATTTTTCAAGTGTCCTTCAGCAATATCTGCTTTACTTGCGCCGTGATAGGAAACGGCATGATGTTTGTGAATCATTAGTTCATTGATATTTGTATTACCATCTAAACTAAGAAATTCACCAAGTATCCTTCCATACTTACCTTTTTTATCGAGCCTCGTTTTGAGTATAGCTCCATCTTGTATCTGTTCTGTGAGGAACTTCTTCGCCATGAGTCCATATCGTTTTTCGTCGAGGTCACGGGTTCTACTTTCCGGTGTGTCGATACCATATAACCTGATCCTTTGTTTTTTAAGCCATACTCCGAAGCCCAAGTCGATATCCACATCTACAGTATCTCCATCTATAATTTTGTGTATGTTTATTCTATATTGATACATTATTTTCCTTTAGGGTTGTTCTTTGCTTCATTTAAAACTTTTTTATTAACAAAGTCTGGTTTAATAATTCCTGACTCTTTAACACCAAACTTATCATTATAAGTTTTAAGCATTTCTTCACCAGGGTCGTAAATAGATACCACATGATTTGGAAATAGTGGTACTTTATGATCTTTTGCAAATGGAGCGTAAGGCGCTAGCCCAACAGTAAAATCTGTTTCACTTCCAGGTTGAGGCATGATCATAATAATAGCAGGTTTGTTTATAAGTAAAAACTGCCTACTTTCCATTTCGAGTTCTTCAAGATCTCCAATTAAGTCTTCACCTGTTGTAAGTTTAACGATTTGTATGTTGGCCATAGCGCCTTCTCCTTTTAATTATTTAATTTCAATAGATGTAGGTTTCTTTTCCTCTGGGATTTCATGTACCAGTGAAATAGATAAAACTCCATCCTTCAATTCAGAACCTGTGACTTTAACTTCATCAGCTAATGCCCATGTTCTAGTAAAATTGCGTTCTGCAATTCCTTTATGTAAGAACTCCGCCTTAGGCGTATGGTTCTGTTCA